CGACGACGATGCCGGCGACTATTGAGGGCCTCGTAGACTCATTCTTTTCGCAGCCCGACTACCTGACTGCCGCCGAACGCGCCGCTGCGGCCAACGATGACCCCGCGCTATCAGATGCCTAAAGACCCCAACTACATCGCCAAACTAGAAAAGGCCATAACTCAAAAGTATGGTGAAGAAGCTATCAACAATCCGCGACGTTTTTGGTCCGAGGACAAAGAAAAAGAATACATCCAACAGTCTATCGAAGAACGACAGAAGTTCGCTAAATTGTTAGAGTCCGAGAGCAAAGTAGAAGAAGACGGATTTTTAATAAACAAAAAACTACTTACTAGAGACCATAATAGGACCTGTCCTGTTTGTCGTAAATATTCTTTTCATTCTCGTGATGATTTGTATATGAATAAGTTTGAAGCATGCTTCAAGTGCTATATACAATACATCGAGGACCGCGAAGAAAGATGGACAACTGGTTGGAGACCACATAAGGAAGAATAAAATGGCAACAGTACTAGAAATCATCCAAGGAATTAATCAGGCCGCAGCAAACGCGTATGACGGAGCACACGAGGCTTCGTTGCAAGCTGACGGTAAAGCCAGAAGTGCAGGACTTAAAAGAGAAGACGGACACTATATTAACGACCGTCGCGTGATGGACGGCTTTATGGTTCAGTTCCACGGCCCCATCCTCCGCGTAAAGTATCAGGCCGACGCGCGCATTAAAGAGGTAGCACAGAACGGTTTTGAGGACGATGTTGGGCGACACCTTAAGGAAATTGTTAAATTCTTAAAGAAAGAATATAAAGCTATTACCGGCAACGCTCTTACTCTTACTAAAGAAGGCGACCACCACATTCTCGTACAGAGAATATCTAACTATCGTACTGACGTTCAGGCACACTGCGACTATCGCATTGGTGGACTGAAGGAGACTATTGAGGTGAACGGGGAGTCTAATGAGGACGGTGTAGATGAGGCCATCAAGAAATGGTTAGCTCAAGGTCCGAAGAACAAGCGCCCCAAAAACGATACTCGCAAAGGTAAGTAAGAAATGTTATGGCGGCTAGCCTCACAAAGCAAGAAATAGTAAAAGAGATTGTCAAGGCCGGAAAAGACCCGGTCTATTTTACTACTAGCTATTGTCGTATCTCACACCCGCAACGGGGTCTGATTCCCTTTAACGCATACGATTATCAAAAAGACCTTCTTGAAGACTTCAGGGATTATCGTTTTAATATTATTCTTAAAGCTCGGCAGCTGGGCATCTCCACAATTACAGCAGCTTATATTGCGTGGCTTATGCTTTTCCATCGTGACAAAAATATTCTTGTCGTGGCCACCAAATTACAAACAGCCACAAACCTTGTTAAAAAAGTAAAAGCAATTATTAAGAATTTGCCTGATTGGATGCGAATCTCTGAAATCATCGTTGATAACAGAACTTCATTTGAGTTATCAAACGGCTCCCAAATTAAGAGTTCCTCAACTTCCGGTGACGCCGGCCGTTCTGAAGCCCTGTCATTGCTTGTTATTGATGAGGCGGCTCACGTCGAAAAGCTAGATGAGCTGTGGACCGCTCTCTACCCAACCCTCTCAACTGGAGGTCGTTGTATTGCTCTTTCCACACCCAATGGGGTTGGCAACTGGTTCCACCAAAATTGCGTTGAGGCCGAAGCCGGCACAAACGATTTTTATATGACTACGTTATTTTGGGATGCGCACCCCGATAGAGATAAAAAATGGTTTAAAAAAGAAACCAAAAACATGTCTAAGCGCCAAGTGGCACAAGAGCTTGAGTGTAATTTCAACGTTTCGGGAGAGACAGTAATACACCCAGACGACATTCAGTGGTTTTTAGAACGCACGACTGCGCCGGAGTATAGAACTGGATTCGATCGTAATTATTGGATTTGGGAAAAATATGATCCCGAGAAAGCATATCTCATTGTAGCTGACGTAGCACGAGGCGACGGAAAGGACAACAGCGCTTTTCATATTATTCAACTTGATGACATGAAGCAAGTGGCCGAATACATTGGAAAACCCACACCAGATGACTTCGCCGACATACTTCATAATGTGGCAGCTGAATACAATAATCCTATGGTTGTGATAGAAAATAACAATATTGGCTTCGCAGTACTTAAAAAACTGCAAGATAAAGAGTATCCTAACTTATACTATTCTGCTAAAGGAGACCACCAATACATCGATCCCGTAACCGCCCAATGGCAATCGAATGCAATTCCCGGCTTTACTACTTCTTCGAAAACACGGCCTTTGATTGTGGCGAAGATGGAAGAGTTTATGAGAAACAAACTAATTACTATCAATTCTAATCGCTTGCTGTCAGAAATGAAAACATTTATTTGGCACCATGGCAGACCTCAGGCGATGAGAAGCTATAACGATGATTTGGTTATGTCGTTTGCAATTGGGTGTTGGGTGAGAGATACGGTGATTATCGAAAGTCAAAAAAATATAGAATATAGTAAGAGTTTCTTGTCTTCGATTAGTACAGCAAAAACAAACATTTCCACAACAATCCCCGGGATGACAGGACATAAAGTGACAAAAGAAAATGCAATAACGCAAGAAGCGTCCAGTTACATTGAGCAGTATATTGGCTTGATTAAAGGATAGGACTAGAGAATGGCACAAAACGACAGTAATCCAAGAAACCCAGCATCACCACTCTTTAAAAGATTGACGCGTCTTTTATCGGGCCCCATTGTTAACTATCGAACTCAGGTCGCCCGGCAAGATCGCCGTAATAATTTAGATAAATATCGTTATCGTTTCCGCTCAATGAGCGGTCAAGAGTTTAAGCGCTCCGATAACAACTATTCTCAAAATTATAACATGATGACCTCGGCTGCGTTCCGTAACCAGAACCGGGCCGAGCGCTACATTGATTTTGAACAGATGGAATACATGCCTGAGATCGCCTCGGCCCTGGATATTTATGCTGACGAGATGACTACCTCTAATGAGTATGATCGCCTTTTAAATATCGATTGTATGAACCATGAAATCAAAACTATTCTTGACTCTCTTTTTTATGATGCTCTCAATATTGAATTTAATTGTTTTGGTTGGGCGCGCTCGATGGTTAAATATGGAGACTTCTTCCTTTACTTAGACATCGATGAAAAACTTGGAATTACATCTGTTATCGGGATGCCTAACAGTGAAGTAGAGAGGCTTGAGGGGCAAGACCCTTCTAACCCTAATTATGTTCAGTATCAGTGGAATGGCGCCGGTATGACGTTTGAAAACTGGCAGGTTGCACACTTCCGCATTCTTGGCAACGATCGTTATTCTCCATATGGAACTGCCGTTCTCGACCCGGCGCGCCGCATTTGGCGCCAACTTGTTCTCTTAGAGGACGCGATGATTGCGTACCGCGTTGTTCGCGCACCCGAGCGCAGGATTTTTAAAATCGATGTTGGAAACATACCTCCACAGGACGTTCCTCAATATATGGAAAAGGTTAAGACAGAGATGAAGCGCAATCAACTCGTCGATGCCACTACTGGCCGCGTCGATTTGCGCTATAACCCACTGTCTCTTGAAGAAGATTATTTTATCCCCATGAGGGGCGGTGTCGGCTCAGACATTGCTTCTCTGCAGGGAGCTTCCAGCCTTAATGACATCGATGATGTTAAGTATCTCCGCGATAAGTTGTTCGCTGCCATTAAGATTCCACAAGCATATCTTACCAATCTTGAGGGCGGCGATGAAGATAAGACAACCCTAGCTCAGAAAGATATTCGATTTGCTAGAACAATTCAAAGATTGCAGCGGTCTCTAGTTGCAGAACTTGAAAAGATGGCCATTGTTCATCTTTATACCTTGGGATATCGTGGTCAGGATCTTCTTTCTTTCAAAATTACTCTTAATAATCCCTCTCGCCTTGCCGAGCTACAACAGCTTGAATATATGAAAACCAAGTTTGATACTGCGACAGGTGTCCCAGAAGGGGTGTACAGTAAGCGCTGGGTCGCCCGCAATATTCTTGGCATGACAGATGATGAATTCTTGCGCAATCAGCGCGAGACTTTCTATGATCGTAAGTATCAGCAAGCCCTTGAGGGTCTTGCAGAAGAAGGAGCCATGGAAGAAGCCGGCGGCGAAGGCCTAGGCGACATGGGCGATATGGGAGATCTAGGCGACGCCATGGGCGGCGATATGGGAGGCGAAGAAGTCGACGGCGCAGAAGCCGGAGGCGATGAATCGGCTCTATTGGCCACTCCCGGCCGCGTCGAAGACGACCCATCCCGGAACACTAGACACGAAGGCGCCCCTCACAAGCCTCGGAAAGGTGCAGACCGAAGGAAAGGCAGCGCCGACCAAGGCTCCTCTGGTCCCTTGAGTCGCTCGCTGGCCCGCACCGTAAAGGGCCCAGAAGGAGGAACCACGTCACGAACACTACATCCCGGACGTCCGGACCTCTCAATAAACTTCAAAAAGCTTGTTGGCCTAGAAGAGAAAATAGCACCTACTTATAATGATGACGAAACAGTTATGTTTGAAAATACCACCAAGGTTAGACGGCTGGTTGAACAAATGGAGCGCAAAGGGGTGAGCAAAGATGAAACATAATAAAAAAAGAAATACCGCCTTTATCTATGAAAGTCTCACTAGGGAGCTGACAAAGTCGATCGTGGGGGTTCAACATGCGCGTAAAGAGAAGATTGTTGCGTTAATAAAGGAGCACTTTGCTGCCGGCAGTATTTTATTAGAGGAGCTTCGATTATATAGAAACCTCTTGGAAACAACAAACATAGAGCGCGATGTCGCTCAAAGAATTCTTGACGAGACGAAGAAAGTATATTCAACCCTAGAAGAGAAAACTATTTTCGATGCTCAGTCCCGGCTGATTGCGGCCATCAATAAGCAAATTGGACAGGAGACCTGGTCGAACTTCGTCCCCAATTTTAAATCTCTTGCATCAATTAATGCAATATTCAATACCAAGACCGCCATTAAAAAGAGAGTTCTTTTTGAACAGGCCGCCGTTGAGCGCATGAGTGATCATCCCAACCGCGCTCCCCATTCGGGTTTGCGCCCCATTGACAATATTGAATATCGTGCCTTTATAAAAAAGTTTAATGACAAGTATGCGGACCTTCTTCAAGAACAAAAAGATCTACTTAACCGATTTGTTACTGGCTTCGCTGATGATGGGTTTGAACTACGTGTTTATCTAAATGAAGAATTAACACGACTGAAGAAAGCAGTCGACGATGCATCCAGCAAAAATACAGAAACCTTAATTGGTACCAAACTTTCCGAAATTAGAGAATATCTTGAAGGCTTTCGAAAAAGAGAATTCACTGATACGGACCTGAATAAAATTCTTATGACTCAGGAATTAGTACGGGAGCTATCAACAAATGATTAAGATTAAAATTGGGGGCCCGCAAGCAACAGTGGAACTCATGGCCCGGAAGGCCCTTGACGGCTCTCTCCTTATCATGGATCATTTAAAGATTGATATTGCTGTGGTGCCTGACACCATGAAAGTGATAACTTTCCCTAAGACGACTGCCACCGAAGATGTATATGATTATCAAAATCGTTTGTTAGAACTTCTATCCGACAAGGGAATTGTCGAGCGCTCTAGTATTCAGGGGGGAAACGTTTTTCGTTCTTTGGAAGGGCTTGTTATGGAGAGTGATTCAGTTAACTCTATGCAGGCCGCTGTTTATGTTATTGCCGAGTTTATTCAAACTGAGGCGTCTTATGAACGTATCGCCGATGATTACGAGAAAGAGCTTGAGGATATGTTTACTCATCCGACTGACCGCGATTCTACCGAGTACGGTGAAGTGCCTCAGTATGCCGAGAAGGGTTCCATGCGCCCGGGCTACTACTACTATCCATTAAGAAATCGATATTAAAGTGGAATTATTACATTTTATACTTGCCGCTTACGGCATGACATTTATTATTATTCACGGACACATCTTCAATAAGATACGCCCAGCCTGTAAATCGTGGGGCGGCTTTGGCCGCCTATTCCATTGTCATTTGTGCATGGGATTTTGGGTTGGTGTGTTTCTATGGGGCATAAGTCCATATACAGAACTATTTAGTTTTAGCAATCAGCCCATGACAGCTTTTATGTGCGGTTGCATTAGTGCCGGAACCTCATACTTTTTGAGTATGTTGGTCGAGGATTACGGGATCCGAGTGGTCCATAAAGGAGGTGAGCAATCATGAAAAAATGGATGATCCAACCAGTTCGACGTTGCTGCTCAGGCAGTTGACTACTTTAAAGCTTTAAAAGGAATAATATTATGGCACGCAGAAAAAATGTAAAAAGAATAGACCCGAGATACTTCTTGCACGAGACAGTATTGCGCGAGGAGGGCCTCCCCTTCAAAGCGGGAGATATTATTCAATACCGCCCGATGTCCAATCCCGAAGATGGCCCCTACGCCGCTGTTGTTGATGAGGTGGAGTATAAGCCTGGACATTGGTCGGGCAGAGACGTCACACAACTAAGGACCGGCCAATGGAAGATTTCGGTCACGGCCGGTGGTGGCCGGGGCGTCTTCGGGCCCTACAATCTCGTGGCAGGAATCCACCCCGATAACGACGAAGAGCACATTGGTTTCTAAAGGAATAACGAATGGCCCAACTTCTCCGAGAATTTTATGAACTATGCGAAGGCGGCGTCTGTCAAGATCTTTTGACAGAGGCGGAGAAGGGCTTCGTACGCGAAGGTGGTATGATGCTTACGGGTAAGTTGCAGGAAGCTGATATACAAAATGGCAACGGGCGAGTGTATCCTCGAAATATTATGGAGAGGGAGGTGAAAAAATATGCTCAGCTTGTAGGCGAAAACCGAGCCCTTGGTGAATTGGACCATCCGGATTCGTCTATCATTAATCTCGTGAATGTGTCACACATGGTCACAGAGGTTTGGATGGATGGTCCTTCGGTTATGGGTAAAATCAAGGTACTCAACACACCATCTGGACAAATTTTGCGCGCCCTTGTAGAGTCGGGGGTGAAGACCGGAATATCCTCTCGGGGTATGGGATCGGTGACAGAGAGAATGGGCAAGACCATCGTTGAAGATGACTTTCAGCTAATTTGTTTTGATATTGTATCGGAGCCCTCTACACCGAATGCATTTATGGCGCTTAGCGAGAATAAATTAATGAATGAGCGCGTTGCGAAGAACAACAAGATCATTAATTTGATAAATGAAATTATCAGTGAGTAATGAAAAAAACAGAATTTAAGAAATTGATTAAGCCCCTCGTCCAAGAGTGCATTCACGAATCACTTATGGAAGATGGGCTGATATCAGGGATTATTGCAGAGGTGGTTAGGGGAATGGCCTCAGCGACTGCCGTCCTTGAAGAGAGTACACCGCAACCAGATCCTGCAGCCGAGCGAATGCGCAGAAATGCATTCAGCGAACAGCAAACGGAAAAGCTTCAAGAACGCAGAACTAAATTGATGGCTGCTGTTGGCGGGAATGCATACAATGGGGTGAACCTATTTGAAGGCACAACCCCCGCCCCAGCTCAGGCATCTCCCCAACAGCAAGCGAGTCCTCTTTCTGGACAATCACCCGGCGACGCTGGCGTGGACATTACAAATCTTTTTGGTTCTGTAGGCCGAAATTGGGGTGCTCATATGAATGAAGTTAAAAAAGAAAAGTAGGTGATTGTGCCCATTAATGTAAGTGTGAGAGTCAGAAGAGGCGAAACTACTGAAAAGCTAATTCGAAGATTTATCAGGAAGTGCAAAAAGGACCGCGTAGTAGAAGAGTATCGCGCGAAAACTGATTACCATATCAAACCATCGGTTAAGAGAAAGCTCAAATCTGAAAAGGCACGTCGTGAGCGAAGAAAGCTAGAAAGACGTCGTGCCGCAAAAATGTTTAGATAAAAGAGTGATATCGATGCTATTTAATAACGGAGAGAAGTAAGATGGCAACCTATAATTATAAAGCAGGCCTTGGAAACGTGGGATCATATCAGGTTTCGGGTGTTCCATATGTGACAGGGAACGTCCAGGCCCTCGGCACAGCCCCGGGTACAGCTGTGCGAGTTGCATTTCCATCTGTTACAAGTTGGGTGGTTGTAAGCAATGTGGGGGGGAATGCCGATCTTAAGGTTGGATTTTCCCAAAATGGAGTCGACGGATCTGATAATAATAATTGGCTAACAGTGGCAACTGCTAGTGTTACCCCCCGGCTTGAAGTTAAGGTTACGGAAATTTGGCTTAGCGGAAGTAATGGTTGTTCGGTCATGGCCGGCCTAACTAGTATCGGTAATAATACAATTAATAATATCGATGTTTCTCCAAGTGGCTCCAACTGGTCTGGATCAGCGGGGGCCCTCGTCGGGTAAAAAGGAGGTATTTTTATCCTTTAAGAGGAGGCGCGTCTAGATGGCAGATCCGAAAAACAAGTGGAATCAACCTTCCACGCCGCCCCCACCGATGTTCTTTGGTAAAAAAGAACGCGACCTAGTAAAACAAGTTAATGACGAATTGTCCGAGCGTATTATCGGGCAGCCAATTGCTTATTATCCTATAAGCCTTGAAGAATCTAATTTTAATGAAGTATACGGTGAAGCCATTGAGAAGGTTTCAATGCCCCCTGTTCGTGTTTATGCCTACGTTGAAGTAGAGAACGAACAAAGCAATGAAACATACGGCTACGAGTACCAAACAAAACTCACCGTTAATTTTAGTGAAAGACGGATAACTGAAGACCAGAATCTCTATGTGCGTGTTGGCGACTTTGTTCAATACGGCGACTACTTTTATGAGATCGTCCGGACGTATAATGATACTCGCTATTACTTCGGACAAGTAGAGCACAAGTTTCAAATTAGCGCAGAATGTGTGAGGGCCCGCGACGGTGCCTTCCGCGTTATGCCTGCTGTCGACCGTCCCGCGGCCGTCACCCGCGACACAACCGAAGCATCTGCCCCCGCTCCGCGGGCCGCCCCCTACCCTCCTCTAGCTGCAAGCTACGTTACTATTAACGCAGAAACAAGGCTACCCAACGAGCGCGTAATCACAGCTGGATCAGGGATTACCCTAACGGACACTGGTGCAGGGGGCACCCTTACGGTAGCCTCCTCTGGTCAAAATGCTATAGGCCCCACGGGATCCATCCAGGTTAACGCCGGCGCCGGTACTTTTTATGGCGATTCCACATTCACATATCTTACAGCTAGTGATACCTTATCGTTAACTGGCTACGTTACAGCTTCCGGCCACGTGTCCGCATCGACATTTTATGGGACCACTGTTACGGCATCCTTCGCGAGTTTGTTGCCGACATCTGGCGCCGTCGCAGGATTGGGGAGCTACCTCGCCCTAGATTCTAATAACAATGTTATCATCACCTCTTCGGCAGGAGGGGGTACTGGAGATGGCATCTTCACCACCATTAATGGATCGCAGGCATATGTTACAAGTAGTCTAGCAATTGGTGGCACTTCTGCTCCGGATCACAAGATTTCGGTGAGTGGCGCAATTTCAGCATCACTCAACATTTCAGCGTCTGCATTTTATGGAGACGGCTCGAATCTAAGTGGCATAACCACTTCTCCTGCCGGCTCCACAACCCAACTTCAGTATAACAGCGCTGGATCATTCGCTGGATCATCTAATTTAACTTTTAACGGGACCACGCTCACGGGTTCCTACACAGGATCGCTTGCAGAGTTAACGACCCTTACGGCGTCCGCAATGCTTGTGCAAGGGGACGCAGTGTTGGGTGATGCAAGTGGTGATACTGTAACAATTAATGCCCAAACTGTTGCTTTGGCTAATGTTGCGGCCGGGACAGACAACACTGTTCTCGTTTATGATGGCTCGTCTATCGTAACAGACGAAATTGATTCTCGTGTCTGGGGGGCAACGCTTGTAGACGCCTCCGGAACTCCCGTCGACAATCAGGTGGGCATCTGGACCGATGCGAACACCATGGAAGGTAGTACAAATCTTACTTTTAATGGGACAACCCTTACTGGGTCCTACACCGGATCTTTGGGGGAATTTACCACCTTATCGGCGTCTTTGGCAAACCTTGTTCCTGTTTCGGGTACCCTCGGCGGCCCCGCAAGCTATTTGGGGGTGGACGTAAATAATAATATTATTGTTTCAGCGGGTGACGGCGCCAGCACGGACCCCGGCGGAGCTACTACACAAATTCAATATAATGATGCTGGCTCTTTTGAGGGTTCCTCAAACCTTACTTTTAACGGCACAACCTTAACCGGCTCTTATACGGGCTCACTAGCAGAGTTTACCACCTTAACGGCTTCCGCTTTCCAGGTAGAGGGAGATGCTGTACTTGGCGATGCTAGTGGCGATACTGTAACAATTAATGCCCAAACGATAACGTTGGCAAACATAGCGGCTGGTACCGACAATACTGTTCTGGTTTATGACGGCTCCTCTATCATTACTGATGAGATAGACTCGCGCGTGTGGGGCGCCACTCTGGTTGACGCTACAGGAACGCCTGCGAATAATCAGGTGGGAATCTGGACAGACGCCAACACGATGGAGGGCAGTTCCAATCTCACTTTTAATGGTACGACTCTTACGGGATCCCTTACGGCGTCGTCAGGAAAGTTTAACGTTCTTTCTTCCTCGGCGACACACATCGTCGCTCCGACGGGCTCGAAAGCGGGCCCCGGGAGTTACCTGGCTTTGGATGCAAATAATAATATTGTTTTGTCCGCTGGTGACGGCTCCACCTCAACCCCTGGTGGTGCCACCACCCAAATCCAGTTTAATAATGCCGGCGCTTTCGCTGGATCATCTAATTTAACTTTTAATGGCACGACACTAACGGGGTCTTATACGGGCTCACTAGCCGAAGTAACTACTTTAAGTTCTTCAGCGCTTCTTACGCAAGGAAACTCTTATCTTTCCGGTGGTGTAGTACATAAGCGTACAGCCATCGTCACAAGCCACACAGCATCTATAACAGAGTATATTCTAGGAGTAACTGGCGTGCCTACCTCTATTTTGTTTGATGCTACAGCTTTTACAGATGGTCAGGTAGTTGTGGTGAAGGACGAAAGCGGCGCTGCAGCCTCTGCGACGGCGATTACTCTTAATCCTTCAGGGTCCCAAACAATTGATGGAGCAGCAAGCCAGACCATAGAATCACCATATGGCGCACTATTATTATATTCAAATGGAGTCGATTGGTTCGTATATTAAAATAATCTAAAGAATATGGGCCGGATCTCAACTACGTATCTATATGTAATGAGATATTGTAGGTGTGGGAAAGTAAAACTCTTATTCCTCCGCTTATGTTAAAGCTTACTTTTGGTTAAAATCACACTCTCAGTCATTTATAGGAGGATTATTAAAAATGGCATATAAATTCCAAAGTGGGGAAGCTGTCTTAAGTGGCAACCTCAAACAGGAAGGAACAATATCAGGCTCCGGAGATGTTACTCTAGCCGTTGGAAAAGATTTTAATATCGCTGGCTCCAACGTCTTGAATTTAACGACTCTCGGTTCTTCTGTTGTTGGTTCTTCATTAACAAGTGTAGGCACCCTTACGGGTCTTACAGCATCAAGTCCAATCTCGGCAAACGGCGGTCTCGAAGCCGGCTATGCGACAATTGACGGCGTTATTTCTGGCTCCGGCGATCTTCGACTCGGCGCTGGTAAAGGTATTGACATTGGTGGAGCGGCTAACGTACTTCAGGCAGCCTCTCTCGGCTCGACTGTCCTTGCCTCGTCCCTGACGAGTGTAGGCACCCTCGCGGGCGTCACTGCGTCTAGTCCATTCGTGGGACCAATGAAACCAACTGCGTTTTCTGGCTCTGTCGGTGTTTCCGGTTCGTCCGCTAAGTTTAGCGGCATTGTTAACGCTGGTCGCTTTGTTGGTAGCGGCGCTGGACTTACAAACGTTACAACAACGACAACGAATGTGACCTCGTCAACGGGAGATATTTCTTACGAGCTAGCCTTTACTGAATACCTAGGAACTGGCGTAGGCTTAGGCGGAAACGCCGGACTGGCATTCAATCCGAATGGGCTTACGAGTGCGTTCAGTTCATCCCTTATCCTTTCTGGTACGGACAATGGTTTCCAGATGTCGCGGATACTTTTTGGGGGCAAGACCATCGGCCAGATCGCGGTCGAGGAAGATGATGGCGTCAAGCTTAAAATCATGTTTCCTGGTGGCGGCATTGATATTTCAGGCTCGACAGAGTCCGGTGTTGCTATCTATGGTGGCGACGCCAGTGGCGCTGGTGTCTGGATTCGGGGTGACCAAGGGTTGACACTGACAAACGCCGCGGAAGCTACGAAAGCTACGATCGACAAGGACGGCAACATTTCCGGCTCTGGCGATCTTCGACTCGGCGCTGGCTCAGGTATTGACATTGGGGGGCAAGCTAACGTTCTTTCGCAAGCCACCCTAGGTTCGACCGTCCTTGCCTCGTCTTTGACAAGCGTTGGTACTCTCGTTGGTGTGACTTCGTCGCAACCTATTGTTGCAAGCGCAGGCCTGAAAGCAGCCGCGAACCTTTCTGGTTCTAGTACGCTGCAAATTGCAGGCGCTGCTAGCTTTAATAGCACTGTGGCAGCCAAGGGTGCGATTAGTAATGATGGCGGATCGATCTCTGCAGCTGGTATTATTTCTGGCTCGGGAGATCTTACACTTGGTGTCGGATCTGACGTCAACATCGCCGGCAGCAACGTTCTCAACTTGACCACTCTAGGGTCGACCGTTGTTAACTCGTCTTTGACAAGTGTTGGCACCCTCGTTGGTGTGACTTCGTCGCAGCCAATTGTTGCAAGCGCAGGCCTTCGTACGGCGCAGGACCTTTCTGCATCGGGCGAAATTCAGGCTGCAGGAGCTGCTGAACTCAATAGCACTTTAAGTGTTAATGGAGCCATTACTCTTGCTGGTGCTTCGGATACCGCAATTGCAGTGGGTAGTGACAGTATTTACTTCCGGGATGGCGATGGCACCATGAAGCGTGACACTATTGCGGATCTCGTTTCTGCAATGGCTGGTACAGGCCTTGCGGCTTCATCTGGACAATTGAGCGTATCTGCGGTTGGTACCCCAAATGGTATTGGCGACGAAGCTGCGAATCTGGCGGAGGGACTGAATTTCGGTACAAACACTTTGACTGCAAATCGTACATGGACCCTTCCGGCGTCTTCCGGGTTGACTGCAGGCGACTGCGTTCGCGTGAAGGCCCCCGCTGATGTAAGCACGTACTATATTAAGGTTACAGGCTCGGGAGCACAGAAGATTGATGCAGGTAACCCTCTGCTTTATCTTGAATCGGATGCTGCAGGTTTGTCATTGTTCTATGTTGCAACCAATAAGTTTGTGATCTTGTAAGTCGATAGCGATTTAGACATATTTAAGGGTGGGTATCTTTCGGGGTGCCCGCCCTTTTTATATTTGAGATTCTATTTAGTGTGAAATGGCATATAAATTCGCAACTGGTTCAGTTCGCCGCGGCGACATCTATAATGAAGATGACACGCAGGGAAACACTTATTTAGATTGGAACGAGGACGCTTTAGGAGTTGTTGCTGGCGGTACTACTGTTTTTGTTGTAAGCGGCTCTACTGCGCTAGTGGGCATTGGTCTCAGCAATCCGTCTCAACCTTTACATGTGAGCGGCAATTTGAGAGTCGAGGATGGCTATGTGAGCGCCAGTGCTGCGCTTTATGGAACAGATCTGGTGCTGGCTACCAATAGCGACAGCAGTCAGACAACAATTTATCTTGAAGGAGGGAGTGGGACTGAGATTCTTTCTACCGGTGGAGGCAATCTTAATATTACCGCTCAGGATGGCAGCCTCTACCTCTACGCTAGCTCCTCCGGCGACGTCATCGGCTTCGGCACCAACGGCAATGCTAGCAGAGTAGTCATAGATGAAGATGGCAATATGGGCATCGGTACAACAGAACCCGATTACACTCTTGATGTACAAGGGTATATAAGCGTCGGCTCGGCAGGGACTGCTTATATCATTAACAACAATGATACTGACACTCATATTAAACTTGGGGGGGGC